GCAAGTGTAATACGTTGACTTTGACTAAATATATTAGGGTCTGATACGGGTATAACGTCTATACGATCATCAAAATCAGTTTGTTTAACTTCTCTAGGACCAGTGCCAGTTTCATAGGCATACTCTGGTGGTAAATATTCGCCAAACAACCTAGAAAGTAACTGAAACTCTAATCTTTGCGCATAATGCAGTCTTTTATGTATAGCGCTCATTACTTTAGTGCCACGCTCAAGTAGCGCAACGGTAGTGCCTACAGGCATGGCTTGGTTCATGTCACCAACATTCATATCCGCTATTGAGGCAAAACGCTTACCACTGTCTACCAAAATGCCCAGCAAAGACATAAGCACGTTACTTGGTTCTTTGATAGGCAATGGTATTAAGTTCTCTCTTAAAGAACCGCCAGTTGTATCAATATCTCTGAACTCACCTGGCTGTAACGGCTCATCTTCATCTCTTATTCTCATACCGCGAGCTTTGAAGCCAGCAGGTAAGTTAGCTAATGTGCCAGCATCTATAAGCTGTCTTAAAATGGATGTTGATGCTTTTGATAGACCACCAATCATGTGTGACAAACCTAAACCATAGAATCCTAAACCTGGTAAGAACTTGTATTGCACAAAATAATTAATTTTATTTTTAAAAGGATCCGTTTCTAAAAAATTACGTCTGATGGATAGAACCGTTTGTGATGATTCATCAATGGTTACGATGTAAGGTAGTTTTAAACCTGTTGGATTACCTTCTGCATCTAAATCCTCATATCCTGGTAAATCAAGAATTGTATGCACTTCATAGACAGTGTGATCTCTATCTTCAGCGTAAGATGGGCTAACTCCTTGTATTTCATCTATTTCTTGTTGAATATCGTCGTTATCACCACCGTAAGAGTTAGATTTAATATCTACGTTTGCATAAAAACCTGATAATTGTTGTTTCTTAATCTCATTACGAGACATGCTGATTGCGTGTGTAACCCTTTCTGCGCTACTGATATCTGAAGATTCATACGGAACAATCAAATCTTCTGGAGATATAAATTTTGATACAGCTCTATTTAAAACAGTGTCAAAGTAGATTTTTTTAAACGCAGAACCCGCTAAAGGCAAATAAAATAACAACATATCAAGCTCTGGATCGTAATCTTGCATCACGTTCATAATGTAAAAGTTCATAAATTCCTGAACTCGATCAGCTTGTGCCTCTGTTTCTGCGCTACGTTGACCTACTAATTGTGTTTTAACTGGTCCTTTAGCTGGCAACAATTCTTTATATGCTTGCGCTTGGAATTGGGTCACGGCTTCTGCCAAAATCGGGTGAATAACACCACTTGAACCTTCAAATGGTTCGGACCTTGCTTCATCAAACTTCATTCCAAGGTATTTTAGACCGTCAACGTATGTTTTTTCCCACTCACTACGGGATTGTTTGTCATGACGTATGCTTGATAAGATATCGTTAGATAGTTTTTGTAATTCGTTTTCGTCAACAAACTCTACAAGATTGGCATCAAATGGTATTTGTTCTGGTAAAGTATCTTGTATATCCATTTCGTCACCAATCAATATTTCTTCTTCGGTAACTAAAATTTCAGCAGCTTCACGTATTTGATCTTGTCTTGTAGGCTCTGGAAAAACCTCAACTGCACTACCACCTACATTAATATCAGGATTATCTTGAGTACCTAATTCTCTTTTCTCTATAGCCATAGCTTCTCAGTTTAACACGCCTTGCAGGTTTTAATAATAAACCGTGCGTTTTCGTGGTAGTAAATCTGCCTCCATTTGATAATCTTCATCGAGCGATACGAAACCGCCTTGTCTAAATCTCATTAAAGCCATTGTAGCAGAATCACAGTAATCATCATGATCTCCGTAAGGAAAAGATGCCATTTCTTGTATTACTTCGTCTGCAAATTGATCTTCTGTGGCCCAAACCATACCAGATTCAAATATTGGTGCTACAGAGTTCATCCGCGCTATTTTATCCTGTCCTCTACTTGGCGTATAAGATGTTACAGGTATACCCATTCTTCTTAACTCTTGTGTTAAGGGTGTACCGCTTGCTTTAGCCTCTATCAATATACAATCTGGCTCCCAATATTTGTATTCATTCCATGCTAGTTTTTTCAATTCTGGAAAGTCTACACGCACTCTTTTTGCATCCAACAATATTATTTGATCTGCATCTCCATCTCTGGGACTAAATATAGCCCAAGTGGTTATTGCAGAATAGTCAGCCGTTTCTTTTTTACTAAAAGCGGTATCGTAACTTTGAATCACATAACTGTAAGCCGGAACGTCACGATCCCATGTTCTCCACCACTCTCTTTTTACTATAGCGCCTTCTTCAGCAGTAGGATTTTGAAGCCATTGAGAGTTCCATTTAGAAATAGGTAAAGATGCTTTTACAGATAAAAGTTCTTCTTTTTTCCAAAACTCAGGCCATAAAGGTGTATCCGAATCTGGCATGATCGCTGGAAACTCAACTACTTCCCATTTATCAGCGTATTCATCTGTTTGTTTTTTAAGGACTTTTCCAACGAGGTCTTTTGTACTCCATCGCGTCATTACTATGATAATGATGCCGCCAGGCTGTAAACGCTGTCTAGGACCGGACGTATACCATTCATAAGCGCTTTCCATAGCTGTTGGTGACATGGCATCTTGCTCTGAGTGAGGGTCATCAATAATCAATAAATCTGCGCCTCGTCCTGTAATAGCACCACCTACACCTGCGGCAAAAAACTCGCCTTCTTGGTTGCTAGTCCATCTACCTGCGGATTTGTTGTCAGCTTGAAGCTTTAAATCTGGAAATACTGTGCTGTATTCTTGACTTCCAATTATATTTCTTACTTTACGTCCAAACCTAACCGCTAATTCTGCAGTGTGAGTAGTTTGAATGATTTTTAAATTACCGCGCAAGCCCATCATCCAACTAGGAAAGAAGGTGCTTGCAAACTCAGATTTAGAGTGTCTTGGTGGTAAACACACAATTAAACGCTTCAATTTACCTTGAGCGATACGATTAAATTTTTCACCAATAATTTTATGATGTCGGCCTTCTACAAATTCAGGCCACATGTGTTTTAAGTAGGTTATGAAATCTTTTTGACAAGATTCTTGTTTTTTTAACTGATCAAACCGATTTAATAAAGCAACGGCTTCCGCTTGATCGGTTTGTGACAGAACATCAAAATCTTTAAGCGATACCTCTGACATTAGACCTCATGCCACTCTTTACCTTGGAATAAAAGACTTTCAGCTTCACGTCTACGGATCAAACCGTCTAATGTCTTGCCACCAGCTTTATTCCATCTTTTAATTTCGCTGGGTACTTTTGAAAAATTACCAGAATTTAACTCTTTTAACATTGTGCTGGTTTTTAAATTATTAGGACCAAGATTGAAAGTCCAAGCAATTAACGCATCTCTTTGATTTTGTGTTAAATCAACTTCTACATATTTATCAACGTATCCTTCAAATTCTTCTAAATCTTCAGATAACATTTGATCTGCTTGTTCTTGAGTAATATCGTCACCATCTTTAACACCTCTAGTATGACCGTAACCAATTGTAAGCACGTCAGCGCTACATCTGTAACTCTCTAATTTACATCCTTCAAATTTTTTGATTAAAGATTTGCCTTCTTCTGATATTTTCATGTTAGCTCCATGTTCCATCTTTTCTAACTTTGGCGACTTTCTTACCGCCGTGATACTCAACTGCATGTCCTTCTTTAATAAGCTTCTGACAAATATCTTCACCAGATTCAGTATACGGTATGCCAAGTATTCTCCCATACTTACCTTTGCCTAAAGATTTTAGTTTGAATTTACCAACACATAACTCTTTTAATCGTTCTTTTGCAGCTAATCCTAGTTTTTTTTCTTTTAGATTGCGTGTACGTGATTCTGGTGTGTCAATTCCCGAAAGACGAACACGCTGTTTGTGTAATTTTACATCAAAGCCAAGGTCTAAAATACAATCAAAAGTATCTCCATCAACAACTCTATCTAGCTCTGCTTGATAAACAAAAGCATCAGGTGATTTACTCATTTGGTTTCTCCTGTAATTCTGTATTTTTATCTTGCTCTCTATAATACTCAATTATAGCCAAGACATTAGTGACGTATCTTTTAAGCTCTGCCATGTTCATACTTAAACTCTCGTAACCTTGAGTTGATAAAGCGTAATACGGCTCTGCTGGAGCTTTGCCTTCTTTAATAAGCTGTAAATACTCTTCCATCACATCTGGAGTAAGAACGCGCCATTTAATATCTTGCAAGCTTACTTCTAAAGGCATGGGAGGGTGATACATAGGCGCTGGCAAAGTAATTGTTTTAATCTCCACTGGTACAGTGCGAGGCTCTAATAAAGAACAACCTGTAATTACAAGAGAAAAACAGATTACTAAACTAATTAACAACAGTTTTTTCATTTTTTCCCTCAAACATTTTTGGATCAGTCAATTCTAAAAAATCTGTTTTTACTTTAGCCGTACCTTTATTAATTATGTTTTCAATCAAGCCAGGTTTAGCCATCGCTAAATTAGTTAGACTGTGTTTTTGAAAAGTATTGCGCAAATCGTTTACTTCTCTCATAGAAGCTAAATTTTGATCATTTAGTTTGTTTATTTGTTCAGTAGTTTCTTTTTGCTTTGCCAAATAGTTGTCAATACTGGCATTTTGCTCATCTATCTTTTGTTCAAGAACAACAGCATTTGCCTTCAATGTAGCTATTTCTTTGTCTTGTATTTTTATATAGAACCACGAAGCAGTTGATACTGCTATTAACAATCCGGTGGTGATAAATGCAAGCTTGAATCCCATGTGAACACCCTAAGTTTATTTCTTTTGCCTTTAACTTTAATCGGTTCTAGTTCTTTTAGCAAATATTTACAAAATCTTGCACATTCATAGCCAATTAGAATATCCACACCGACCTCTTTTGTGCTTGATTCGTATCTTGCAGCTTCATTGACACAATTACCGATGGCTGTGTAGTCAAATCTAGTATTTGAACCCATATTACCCACACAAGCAGAACCAGATTGAATACCAACACCAATTTGTATCTCCTGATCCATTGTATCATTAAGTTTTTTGATTCGTTCTTGTATTCTTACCGCGGCTTCTACAGCTCTGTTTTCATGCTCTGCTAAATCTAGGGGTGCTGAAAAGATACCCATACAAGCATCACCAATGAATTTATCAACCATGCCTCCAGATCGTTGTATCTCTTCAACTTGGATAGTTAAAGTGGTATTCATAACGTCTGCCACCTCTTCTGGAGTCATTTTTTCACTCATAGAGGTAAAACCACGCAAATCTGTAAATAAAAACGTGCAATAACGTAGCTCACCGCCTAATTTCAATAAATCTGGATCTTTTTGTAGCTCTTTTACTTGTCTTGGATCTAAATAATGTTCAAATTGCTTTTTGATTTGCTGTCTTAGACGATATTGGGTGCGAAAATTAAGATAAAATGCGCCTGAAGCTGCAAAAAACTGTGAAATTAACGTCCAAGTAACGTCAATTAACATCCCAGACTGTATTAAATACACACCAGATGCCGCAGTAATACCAAATATCATAAAAAAGCACGTAATACCTATGGTTACGCCTAAACTTAGAACTAAATACCAAACAAACGCCACAGTAAGCAATAAAATTGCTAATTCTGCTGCAAAAGACCAATCAGGTATGCGCGGGCTGTCTTGTATAAGTATAGATTCAGCCAGCGCTGCTTGTATTTTATGAGGTTCAAGCAAACCAACGGGTGTGGCAAGTTGCGGTAATATGCCTACTGCATCAGTGCCAATAAAAACAAACCTTTCATTTACGTTCATTTCTCCAAGGGTTGTTTGATCCGTCTTTACCCAACTTATCCATTTGCGACCAAGTGAATCAGTTGCTACAGGCGGTAATCCTTGAACCACAACTTCTTGGATACCGTTTTGATTGGTTTTTATTATGTAAGTATCTGATCCTACTAATGCTTTTAAAACTTCTGTTCCAAATGCAGAAACCCATCCATCAGGTGTTTTCATAAGTAACGGTATTCGTCTTACAAGTTGATCTATATCAACAGGAGCAGACGCAATGCCCTGCGCTGCTGATCTTCTTAATATTTCTATATTTTGTACAACGCCCGAAACAGGATAACCGCCAACAGGATCGCCCATAATGACTGTTCCTACAGTGTTAGGGTATCCACTGCCTTGGTTTTCATACATAGCTAGAATACTGTTGCTGCCTAGCAAAGATTCTGCAAAATCTTCATCTCCACCTAAACGATCTTGTTGTGGAAAAGCGACAGTCCAGCCAACTCCTAAAGCACCACGCGCTATTA